AAAAGTGGAATTATCATAAAAAATTGAACTATATTAAATAGATTTTTTAATTGTAAATAAAGACAATGTTGCTTACTATAACGGAAAAGACAAAAAAGGATATTTTCATTTCGCTGTTTCAGCTTTTGAAGGCAGCGTCTACCTCTATAACTATTATATTCTTGGAAGACCATGCTTATATTCAGGGTATGGATAGCAGTCACGTCTGCTTATTTGACGCAAGAATCTATAATGTGTGGTTTGACAAATACGAGATTCAAGACGACGACCTTAAGAATGTTTGTTTAAATTCACAGATTCTTTATAATATTCTATCCATGTCACAGGAACAAGACTCTATAACACTTCATTACGATGGAGCTGCGGACTCTATTGAGATTGACTTGACCAACGCAAAGGGAGAGTTCAACAAGTATTTCAAGGTTCCACTAATTGATATGGAGTCGGATTTGCTTGAAATTCCAAGCGTTGATTATGATGTTGAATTCTCTATTAAAGCAAAAAAGATGAATGAACTTATTTCGCAACTAGCAACATTCGGTGATGTTATTGACATTAAATGCAGCGAAGAAAAGATTGACCTTATTTCCAAGGGCGACTGCGGCGAGATGCTTGTCAATATTCCCATAGATGATTTGTCAGAGTTTTCAATCTCGGAAGGCCAGATTATTGATATCTCATATAGTCTAAATTATATTAATAAGATGTGTATTACAACAAAACTGGCCTCAGAAATTGAAATGTCAATCAGCGCCGATATGCCTTTGAAGATAAAGTATGATTTAGGAAACAATAGTTCGGTTATGTTCTTCTTGGCACCCAAGGTTGAGTAATGTAGGGAACCAAGGTCATCAGAAATCCGTCGGATTTCCAGACCCTACGACCCCTCCTATTTCTAAAATTTGGCTCAACCTTTTTTAAAGGTTGAAAGTGAGTATAAATAATAAAAATTAATTGTCTGTTTTTATTAGTTATTAATCATGTTGAAAATATTTATTGCGTTTTTTGTTTTTTGTCTAGTCTTATTCATTTATCTACACATCCAGTTTCATTTGAAGACTAGCAACGATTTAGAAGTTTACGAATTAGATATGGCATCTAAAGATAAATTGGACGAAATATGCGACTTAAGGCAACCCGTTATTTTTGATTTTGAAAATGATAAGATTATTCAAACTGCCAACTCGTCTTACATTCAAAACAATTATCACGCATTTGAAGTCAAAATTAGAAACGCAAATGATCCCGACTACAGCAGTGAAATTTATATTCCTTTGCCGTTGCACTCTGCTAAACGACTGTTTGATGAAGATAAAACATCTTCCTATTTTTCTGAAAATAATTCTGATTTTTTACAAGAGACTGGAGTTATTAAGCACATGCAATACAATGACGAATTTATTCGTCCTCCAATGGTTTCCAATTGCAATTATGATATAATGATGGGTTCAGATGGAACAAAAACACCATTTAGATACGAAATAAATTATCGCAATTTCTTTTTAATAACAGAAGGAAAGGCTATTATTAAATTGGCTCCTCCACAAAGCTCAAAATACTTGTATCCTGTGAGAGATTATGAGAATTTTGAGTTTAGATCTCCGGTTAACCCTTGGAAAGTTCAACCGCAATATAGTGCAGAATTTGACAAGATGAAGTGTCTTGAGGTGACATTAACCCCGGGAAAAACCATCAATATTCCAGCTTACTGGTGGTATAGCATCCAATTTGAAAAGGAAACTTGTATTGCTTGTTTCAGATACAGAACATATATGAATAATGCGGCAATTGTGCCACACATTGCTTTACACGCACTCCAACTCCAGAATGTCAAGAGAGAAGTTGCAAAGAAGCACGATATTAATGATTTTAATCTGAAGGCCAAACCTTTAGAAAATGAGAGTTCAAATGTTTCTTCTCCGGCGAAAAGTGTGGTAGAGGGTGAAAAGGCGGAGGAACAGTCCACCGAAGAAATAAAAGCCGCCAACTTTGACAACACGACAACCATTAACAATTCTGTATTATAAATGTTTTTATTTTAACGCTTTTTTAAAAAAAAATTGAAAAATAAGTAATAAATATATTAAACTGTATACAATATGGAAACAATGAGGACACATCTTCAACTTCAAGCGCAGCGCGCAACCGTTCAAGCGTCGTATGATGCAGCAATTGCGGAAAATAATGAAAAATTCTACAATGGAGACCCAAAAGCAACCTCTGAATATATTTATGAAAATCAGAAAACAGATGCCGAAAAAATTATTGCATTGTTAGTGAAAGGAGTTTATGCAGTAAGCATTTCTAAAAAAACAAAAGTAGGTATGGATGGTCTTATGATTGAAATTGCAAAACTAGCGTTGACACATCCTGATGACAATTTTATTCTAGATAGAAAGAATTCGTTTATTTTAACTGGAATGAGTTGTATTGCTTGGGAAACTGACATGAAAGACAAATCGCCAAGTTTCTTAAAAAATAACATATATCATCACGGCCAATTAAAAAACGCCCCTTTGAAAAATTTGAAAAATTCATTGGTTCAAATTGATGAGTTTGATACAGCTACTAAAGAGTTTTTGCGATTGCATAACGTTCTAAGCGATGCAGGTTTGTTGAATATAAATTACATCAAGGAGAACAATATTAGGTTTATATTTGCTAGCGCAACCTTAATAAAAGAGTTGTATCAACTAGACCAATGGGGTGATTTGCACGCTCATTATAAAATGACAATCCCTGCTTCTTATATTGGACACAAGGATTTTCTAGATTTGGGAATTATTCAACCATGGTATCCCATGACAAACCTGGCTTCTGCTGAAAAATGGGTAACTGAAGACATTGTTCAAAATTATGGTTCAGACTATCGCGTTAGTACTGTTAGAACAAATAACAAAAACAAGGATTATGTGGAAACAGCTTGTAAAAAACACAAAATTAAATTTATTGAACATAACTCAGAGGATAGATTATCCTCCGAGGATGAAGAAAAATTATTTGTGGCTCAACTAGATTCGCACGTTGTTCTTGCAGTGAAAGGATTTTACCGACGTGCGGTTCTTATTCCAAATCAATACAAAATTCGCATTGGAGCAACTCATGAACTTTATAAACCAAATGATAGAGTTGACTATAATACAGAAATCCAAGCAAAACCTGGTAGAATGTCCGGATATTGGCGCAACATAATTTTGAATAATGATGGAGAAATAATTCACAAGACGGGTCCGCATAGAACATCTATTGCCGCAATAGAATGTTACGAAGAAGTCTACAATAACCCATTTGGTTTAAATTCTTTTCAGACTTCTACTTTTAAGAAGAAAAATGGAGTTGTTAAAAAGGCAAAACCCAGTCTAATTTCTTCAATGCACGTTGTTGGACTTGAGGAAAATGCTATTATTCCTTATCGCGTTGCAGATGACCCCCACAACCCGCAAACTGTTCCATTTGTATTTGTTGTAACTCCTCAGCAATATGGTACAATTGTAAGAATTGCAAATTCAAATAAATGGAATAATGAATCTATTCACAATATTATTGCTATTTATAATCCAAGTTTGGTGAATGAGCTTAACCGAATTAAAGATGCAGGTGGTGAGGACCAAACCGTTGAACCAAATGAAACTGCGACAACTTATAACGTTTACATTACGGAGTTTGTAAAGGCATTCCAAGGAAAATATAGAAGATTTCACCAAGGCAATAATGAAAATAAATTTATTGACAAGTCTCAAATATATTTGGATAAAAAAGAAAAGAGAATTATTGTAAGTATTTATTATGGAACAAAGCTGGCCTCAACCTACTCTTAATCAATAGCCTCAACAAGATACATCCGCATTTAACATAAAAATTTTTTATTGGTCTAACAATATTATTCAACAATGGGTTAAAGCTATCGCCGCATATTATATAATAACACGCTATATCATGGCGCACATATACAAGGTGCACGTTAATGACCGAGCATATACATCATGGACCTTTTTAACTGTAGTAGAGTTTAAGGAAATTGAACTTAAAGAAATAAATCCAGCGGAGAAAAAGTTGTTTACAAATGATATATTTACGATTGAACCTGAATTTAAAATTTTACACTCTGGTGTTAGAACTTCTAATAATATACCAGGTGTCCTTATTTTAAAGGGCAACAAAACATATGGTCGCGGTGAAAATGGCAAACTTTTATACAAATGCATTCCAGACGATAGAAGACTGCCTACGTTTCTTATCTCATATGAAATGAAAAATGTAGGATTTTCAAAGGTTTTTGTTAATCAGTATGTTACTGTTAATTTTTCTGAATGGAAAGACAAGCACCCACGTGGAGTGATTTCCCAATTAATCGGTCCCGTTGAGGTGCTTGACAATTTCTATGAATATCAACTATACTGCAAGAGCTTGAACGCGTCTATTCAGAATTTCACAAAGGACGCATCCAAAGCGCTTAAGAGTCACGCTCACGATGCCTTTATTGAAAATATTCGCGTAAAATACCCGGACATTATTGATAGAACAAATAACTCCGAATGGAATATTATAACTATTGATCCACCAAACAGTCAGGATTTTGACGATGCATTCAGCGTTCGCACTTTGGAAAATGGTATGCAGCAGTTAAGCATATACATATCCAATGTAACAATCTGGATGGACGTTCTTAATCTTTGGGACTCTTTTTCTCGTCGCATTTCAACAATTTATTTACCGGATAGAAAGCGACCTATGTTGCCAACCATTCTATCTGATTGCCTGTGTAGTTTGCAAGAAAAACACACTAGATTGGCGTTTGTAATGGATATAATTATTGACGGTGACCTGATAACTGACATTAAATATTCAAACTGCATGATTAGAGTTACAAAGAATTATTGTTACGAAGAACACGCTCTTCTAGAAAATGATAATTACAATGCAATTCTTGAAACTACTAAGACCTTAACTAAAAACTACAAGTATATCAACAATGTTCGCAACAGTCACGAGATGGTTTGCTATTTAATGATACTAATGAACTATAATACTGCTAAAAATCTTATTTCTCATAAAAACGGAATTTTTCGTTATACAATTATGCGAAAAGAAGTAGCCGTTCCAGAATCACTTCCTGAAGAGGTCGGAAAGTTTATCAAGATATGGAATAGCGCAGCAGGTCAATATATTGACGTTAGCTGTTTGGAAGAAGGGCAAACAATCGCTCACAATTTGCTTGAAATGGATGCGTATGTTCATATAACTTCACCAATTCGCCGTCTGGTAGATTTATTAAATATTATTCAATTCCAAGAGAATACTGGCATTATTAAATTGTCCGAAAATGCTATCGCATTCTATAAAAAATGGATTGCAGATTTAGAATATATTAACATTACTATGCGATCTATTAGGAAAGTTCAACACGATTGCAATTTATTGCATATGTGCACAACTTCTCCGGAAATCATGGAGAAAAATTATACAGGTTATGTATTTGATAAGATTGTTCGCAATGATGGACTTTTTCAATATGTTGTTTATTT